AGCGCCGGTTCGACGCTTCCACTTCAGGAACGAGCCCTCTTTGCGAGGGTTGATGCCCCACTGATTTTTCGCGATCCGTGGGTGGCTGTTCTGCCAGTTGACCGGCGCAGTGACCTGCACAGCCGCGTACTGCCGCAGGTTCGTCGGGCGAGTGCCCGGACGACGCCCGCCTGTGCGGAACGCGATGATCTTGGCTTCAACCTTGCGCGGGTCGTTGGCGGGTTCCACGTCCATGCGATCACGGACGTAGGATTCGGTCAGATTGACCCGAGCCGTCATGCGGGTCACAGACTCCGTGAAGCCCGCAGCGGCTGCACGGTTGACTGCTTGCATCGACGCCCGGCCGATGCGCTCAGGCGTGATCTGCAGCAGCCGCTTGGTGACGGACTCCAGGTCAGTCGTCTCGATGCTGACGGCCAGTGAGGTCACGGCACTCGACGCAGGACGAAGCGCACGCTGTAGCCGTTGTCGTCCAGTTGGTTCTCCAGGACGAACGAATCGTTCCCTTGCACCAGGGTGTCACCCTTGACGGGCGCGTCGACCTTGTTGAGCGTTGCGACGAACTCGGCGTACATGACGTTGCCCTCGCGGTCGTACATCTCGACGCCGCGAGCGATGTGCGCCTTGCGCGGCGGGTCGACGACCTCGCCACGTAGCAAAGCGTCCTCCCCCATACGGGAGAGGACGCTTGCCGTCGCTCTCTGGAACGCTGCGATCACACCGTCAGCTTGACGATGACCGGGGGCCGGGTGCAGATCGAGATGGGATTGGACTGGCTTTCCAGTTCCACACCCTTGCCCATGCGCATCATCTCCTGCTTGGCGTAGTACGGCAGGCCCATGGTGTTCACGGACTCCATGTAGTCGGCCGGCGCGAAGTGGGTGACGAACAGGTCGGGCACACCCATCGGGATCAGGTACGCCTCGTTGTCGGCGATGAAGGTCTGGCCGCTGACCGCACCCTTGTACTCGTGCCAGGACGCGCCGCAGAAGTTGAAGCCGGGGCTGCCGCTCTGCTGGCTGCGCTGGATCTCGCGCAGGAACGCGCCGTCCAGCCAGCGGTCATACGCCTTCTCGACGGCGGGATGGCCGACCAGCGAGTCGAAGAACGCCGTGCCGCACAGCACGAGGAAGCCACGGTGCATCAGGCCGCCCAGCGCGGTCTCGGACTTGCGCTGCGCCTCGACGATCTTCTGCTTGACCTTGGTCGCGTCGTTGTCGAGCACGAGGTCGTGCGTCTGGGCAGCGGTGCCGAAGGTGGTGTGCATGTCCAGCAGCACGGTCGAGCCGTCTGCGTCCAGCACCTGCCCCTTGATCGCACCGATGCGCTGCCATTCGAGCGTCACGTCGATGTTGCGACGCATCTTGCCGAGCTTGTTGTTGACCAGCGTCTGCACCATCTCCAGTTCGGTCTCGGAGCCGAAGGCGCGCAGGTTCTGCACTTCGTCGGCGATGACCGAGCCGCGCTGCGGCAGATGCACCGTGTTGATCGGGATCAGCGTGCGCTTGTCGTTGCCGACCGGGTTGCCGGGGGCACCGCGAGCGGCCGACGAGACCAGCGCCAGGGTCGTGCCCTTCTTCTCGATCGAAACCGAGGTCGTGCTGACCGGCTCTTCCGAGAACAGGCCCAGTTCGCCGATGAGCATCGGCTGGTACGGGGTCTCGTTGATCGCCTTGGTCAGCGATTGCACGCTGAAGGCGTCGTCGTTGAAGATGTCCAATGCGGGCATGTTTTCTTGCTCCTTGAAGGTGTGATGCCGCGATCAGCGGACGATGATGCCGATGGCGGCGAGTTCGACCAGCGCGGGCGCGTCGCTGCCCGTCAGTTCGTCGCCATTGACCTCGGCGTCACGGGCGATGATGACGGCCTTCTGGTCTGCCGCGAGGTCGGGAACCTCGTGGTACAGCACGCCGGCTGCGGTCTGCGAACCGTCAGCCGCACCGTTGCTGTACGCGACGTACTTGCCGCTGGCAGTGATCTTGCCGACCAGGGTGCCGGGCACCATCGCGCCGGCAGCAGCCGCGATGACGACCTCTTCGCGGCTGCGCGTGCCGTTCGCCTCGCTCAGCAGAAATTCGCCGGTGTACTTGCCTTCGTTGAGTGCCATGACTCAGTGCTCCTTCAGTGGGACTTGTTTCGACGCGCAGCCCACACGTCGGCGGTCTTCAGCACCGCTGGCTGCGAAGTTGCGGTGGTCTTGGGGTTGCTGCGCGGCGCGGTGTCGGTGTGCGTCTTCTCGTCGGCTGCCGCTTGGGCATTGACGAGGGTTTCGCGCACCTTCGACAGCGACGTGCTGCTCTCGATGAAGTTCTTGACCCGCTCGCTGGCGTTGGCGATGTCGCACAACGCCTTGATCTCGCGAGCCTCGCTGATCGCGGCCTGCGCCTCGGCCAGCGTCTTTGCGTTCACCGCAAAAACGCTGGCGTAGACGCCGAAGCCGGCCCGCTCAGCCAGAGCCTTGACCTGATCGGCCAGGGCATCCTCGGGCGTGTCGTCGGGGTCGACCTGATCTTCGGGATCGGCCGCGCCATCGAAGGCCGCACGCACGTTCGCCGGCAGTTGCTCGACCTCGAAGTTGGCGGCGATCTTCATCTCGGGCAGCATCTCGTCGGCGAAGCCCATCTCGACCGCTTCCTTCGCGGTCATCCAAGTCTCCGCGTCGAGCAGCGTCTTGATCTCGTCCTCGCTCTTGCCGGTGCGGGCGACGTAGATCGAGATCAGCGACGCGGCGATCTTGTCGAGCGTGTCGGCCCAGTCGCGCATCTCGTCTGCGTTGCCGAACACGCCGCCCATGGGGTTGTGAACCATGAGGAACGTGTTCTCGGGCATGACGATCTTGTCGCCGGCCATGGCGATGAAGCTCGCCGCGCTGGCAGCGACGCCCATCACCTTGACGTGGATGTTCGCGGGGTGCATGCGCAGCGCGTTGTAGATCGCGAGCCCGTCGAACACCGAGCCACCGGGCGAGTTGATGAGCACGTCAATGTCGCTCGCGTCGATCTTCTTCAGATCGGCGATGAACGACGCAGCATTGACACCCCAGAAGCCGATCTCGTCGTAGATCGAGATTTCGGCGCGGGTGTCGCCTGCTTTGGCTTTGACGGCATACCAAGTCTTCTTCATGGGAGCGGATTCTAGGTTCGTGATCTGTGAATTAGGCTGCGGCTGAATTGCGCGTTAACTGAACAACGTGCTCAGTGTTCGTGCCACCTTGGCTGCGACCTCCCAGCCGAAAATCTTGGCGATCGAAAAGAAGATCACCGTGAGCAGCACTGCGACAAGAACTCCCTTGCGCAGCACCCACCAGAAGCCTTTGGCGGCTGCGGCGTCGGCCCGCTTACGAGCGACAGCGGCCACCTTGTCGGTCACCGTCTCCCACGTCTGCGGGTCTCGAATGACCTCGCGAAAGCCGGCCGCGAATGCGTCAGCTTGGTTGATCTGCAGAGCTTCGAGCCGTTCGAGCACCATGCCCATTGTTCGGTCAAAGTGTTCGGCGTCAATGACGACGTGGTGTCTGACAGGCGACTGGTCGCTCATACTGCAATGCCACTTTCAAGCCAATTTTTACCAGCCGCGAATGCTAATGGCAGTACGTGTCAAGGCACCTATGCTCCGATTGCGCTACCGCAGCAGGAACATGAGCACGTCGTCATCCGTGTCGCGACGCGCAGGCAGTTTGCGTTCAGGCTTGACCAATCGCCCGCTGCCATATGGGATCACGTCAGGCCGAACGACGGGCGGTTCGACTGCTAGATCGAACCGCCACGACTCAGGCTTGAAGGACGCCGGCTGAAACGAACTATGGTGAAACACCGACGCCTCGCCACGGATCGCTGACTGCGCCTGTACCGATGACGTTCGCGCCGTTCATCTTCCGGGCATCGACCGGAATCGTCGTGGCGTTCAAGCGAGCCATGATCTCGTCGGCGATCTGGCTCGCTGTCGGGCCGTTGCTTCCGCTCGTCGCGATGCCCTGAGCTTGCACGGGCACTGTGTACTGGACGCTGACGTTGAAGTCGCCCAGCGTCTGCACGACAGGCACGCCGCCGCCATCGACAAAGAGGTTGCCGGTGATG